CTTCTTGTCTTAATCTTAATGCTGTGTTTCTTACCCACAGTCCAATTGCTAATGCCATCGTAAGGTCATCATTGTAACCCTTCATAGCTTCTGCTCTACCACCATTCCAAATGAATGTGAATAGTTCATCTATGAGTCTTACTGAACGAATTAAGATATCTTTGTTTTGAATATATGAATCAAGTGATGAAATGATTAGTGGTCTGGTCTTTGATGTAGTAGAAAATCCAGCTACAAGTTGACGTTCTTCTCTGTAATGTTTATTAGTCATTTGCTTTTCAACATCAATATATTTTAAATCATTACTCATATAAAATAAGTTACCGTATCCCCTATCTATCACCTGTTGGATAGTTGCCCATCCTACATTAGCATTCTCAACTACAAGCAATGCATTATTATATTCGGTAGCTAATCCAGTTAAGAAATTTCCAAAATCTTTTGTTTCAATTTTACCTCTATATTCTGCTACTTGCGAGCTATCTTCAATATCAATTACCTGTGCTGTAGAATAATCCGAACCATCGCCACGCGCCACATCCGCTACAACCATATATTGACGATTGTAATTTGGATGCTCCCATACCCAAAGATTTCCATCAAATCCACGTTTTTCAATAGGATCCATTACATACGTTTCTTTATACCATAATAATAATTGTGGGTCTATTACCGTATCACCGGAACTTACAAAGTCACAATCACATTCTTGTGCAGCACCTTTGATTCCTAAAATTCTGCTTTGTTCATCTCTCCAATCCTGATTTCTTTCTGGGTGAACTGTCCAATGCAGTTTGATATTGTGGAAACCATTTGCTCCACTTTCACCATCAACCCACATTTTGTGAAACCAATTACCCACACCATTTGGAGTAGATAATACGATTGCCGCACCACCCGTAGATAATGTTGATTGTGCTGATAACCAGATTGCATCAATATCTCTAATAAACGCTGCTTCATCCACAACCAATAATGATAGGGCTTCGGAACGTCCGGCATCAGGTGAAGATGCGATTGCTTTACATTGAGAACCATTTTTTAATTTAAGTGATAGTTTGTTATCTTCAACTGAACTATTACCCCCATCTCTTAACCATATTGGTAGAAGGTCATGCATAACTCTTACTTTCTCAACCAAGTTCTTTGCTACCGTTACCTTTGTTGCGATAACGAGTGCATTAAAGTCCTGATTGAATAACATCTTCCAAAGGATATATCCTGCAGAAAGCGTTGAAAGACCAAGTTGACGTGATTTAAGGATAATGTTAAAACGATTATCTTTAAAGTCGGTTAGGCATTGTTCTTGGAATGGGTATAAATGAAATGGAATTTTACCACGAGTCGGGTGTTGAATAACGCAGTATTTTTTCATAAAGTAAATGGGGTCTGCACCGCATTTACGATATTCATCTGCTATAATTTCTTTTAGTGTTTTTTTTGGTTGTCCTTGTACTGCCATATAATTATTTTAACATAAATGCAACTATACCCAATGATAATAATAATCCACCAGTTCCCCAGCGAAATAATTTAGTTTTTATTTTTTCGTTTTTTAAATCAAGTTCTATTTTAGTGGTATATTTTTGTAATGTTCCAAATTTATCACGCTCAAATCCAATAATAGTATTAAAGTTTTCTTCTTTTTGAATATGTACTCCTATTATAGAATCTTGATAATATGTTTTTTTAACAATAGAATCCAATTGCTCTTCTGTCAATTTAAGTAGTGCCTTTGCCGAATCACCACTTAAAAGGTCTTTAGCAATAAGTTTAACTATTGGTATTGGAAAACATTTAGTGGTTGGAGTAGTATCGGTTTGTGAAAAAGCTGTCAAGCTGAGTATTGTTATAATGCTCAACATTATTAATTGTTTCATGATATATTTCTTTTATTGTTGTTTTTTCATTTTTAATTCGGTCTATACTTTTATCTATTTCAGTTATTTGATTTGTATACCCAATCAATGTACTATCTAATACTTTGTTTGCCGCTTGTAATGAATCTATATTATGATTTAATGAATCAATTTTATTGTAAGTTTGCTCTGCAAGTTTTGATGCAGGAGTTATTACAAATAATATCCAATATGCCATAAATAAAACAAAAGCAGTAATTAATATAGTTTTTATTGTTTTCATATTTTTATTTTATTAATTCTGGGTGTCCTAATTCTATCAATTTATCTTCAAGTGCTCCTATTCTTTCTAATAGCACTTCTATCACTCCATACATTTCATCAATATCAGCTTGAATATCGGATTTAACTTTATCAATATCAACTCCCCACTGCCAAGCACTTATAGTTCCATCCTCATTAACCATTTCTAATTGAGTCTTAACATCCTTATAAGCTTCTTCATACTTATCCTTCATTTCTCTAGCATATGACAACTTATTCTTTGATATTTTATAATCTTCATAAAATGGCCATGTTCCATCAGATTTTAATCCTTCTTCATAATTTACCAAACAAGTAAAACACATACCCGTTTTAGCTATTGTTTTTTTATCTGCTTTATCGTATGTATCGGTTTCACATTCTGAATTTGAGCATGTGGTTATTTTTTTAAGATAATCACGTATTTCATCAAATTTAGTTACTGATATTTTAAACCCATCTTTTTGTTCCCAAGTCTTACCATCTTTATCAGTCCAAATATCACCAACTTTTCTATCTGGCTCTACTTCTCCTTCATAACCAAATGTATGTTGTGTATTATCTTCTCTACCAAATACCGTATCAATTATTTTTTGTCGAGTTTTATGTACTCCTTTTGCTTTTTGTTCAAAGCTTGTTCTTTTTGCCATACTATTATTTTTATAACTGTTTTAAATATATATCAAATTATTCGTAGAAAATACCAAGTATTTGATTTAGTGGTGCAAATGTACCTGTTAATTTGTAGGTTTTACCACCATAAAAGAAAACCAATCCTTCGGATGCTACTATCTTATCTACTCCACCTAAATTATTTAATCTTTGTAATTCGGTTTTTAATTTTTGTATTTGAGCAGGACTTCCAGCCGTTCTAACTTGATTAGATACTTGTTTTAATCTATCTTTCATATTACGAATAGCCTTATCAGGGTGTACAGTTAATACTGAACTTACAAACGATAAAACATCCGCGCCAACTCCTAAAAATATTTCCTCAAATGGACGCATATTATCTTTTTGTTGTTTTGCTACATTTACTTTATCAGTATCAATGGACCAATTCACCAACTCTGCGTTTGATATTGTAGTTAATCGAAATGATTTATCTCCAAATGCCCACCGTTTTACCAAAGCCTCTTTAGTCATTTTATCAACTTTAATAGGTGCTTTTTTATCTATATAATTTTCCCACCAACTCTGATGATATAATGCCATAGTATCGTTATCGCTTAATCCAAACTCACTTTGTAATTTAGAAAGTTTAGAAAGGTATTTTGTTTTAAGAGCGCTTAAATTTTGATTTTTTGGTATTTCAGTAATTGGTGGTCCTTGTATTGTATATTGACTTTGTACATCGGCATTAATTTGTTTAATCATTCCTGCTAATGTTCTAGCTGCAGATTGGTCTGCTCCAACTGCTTTTCCAGTTTCATCATAACAAGTTGTATTATGAAATACTAATAGAGCTTGTCCGTAAGGTATTACATTTACCGATGTTGGCCAGATTACTTCTATATTCATAAAACACTTTCCTTCATCAAATATTTTATCACGTTGATTTTTTGATATACCTGCTATTGCCGTAGAAAGATCTTTCATTGCGTAATTGTATGCATCTGTCAATCCGCCACGACCTGCAAATTTACTTGCAACATCTTCAATACCCATTGCGGATTCTCCAGCGTTTTGTAAATGTCCTTTATTTCTAGCTGCAATTAATCTTCCGTTTTTCCAACTTATTGCTAAAGCCTGTCCATCGGTTTTTTCTCTTACTACTCCTAAATCGCCATCAAGTGCTTTTGAAATAATATCTTTAAGTTGTCCAAATGTTAATTCCATATCATCAAATGGATGCGACATGTGGCCATATGCTCCACCTTCAAGTAGTAATTGATTCCATTCTTGAATATTTTCTTTTATTATATTTGGCTTTGTATATTTGAATATATCAATTTGGCCTCCGTTAGTTACATCTGGTGGTGGCTTATATGCTGCTTTTCTAGAATTAAATGGGTACATTTCCCATTTTTCTTTTTTATCATTTGCATATTCTTCACCTTTGCTCGGGTGAATCCATCTTTTTCCAGGGCCGTTTTCTTCGGTTGGATTATCCGATGGTATTACAACTCCATCATGCTTTTGTTTATAATGATCGGATGTGTGACTATGTACTGTGAATCCAATTAATTCAGCATGTGTTTTCGCCATATCATCGTAATCTTCCCATTTTTTAAAATATGGTGAAAACACATGCTGAATTAATTGGAT